TTAAAAAAAGGTCAAAGAGCAGGAAAAGAAATATTAGTAGATCAATGGATAGGTATTTCTATGGATGAAATACAAAGAACAAGAAGAAACAGAGATGTTTGGATAAATAATTATTATCCTTTAATTGAAAAAAACTTAAACAGAAATGATTGTCTTAATTGGATAAAAGAAAATAATTTACCTATTCCTAAAAAATCTGCCTGTATTAATTGCCCATATCACGACAATAAAACTTGGATTGATATGAAAAAAAATAGACCAGATGATTTTGCTAAAGCTGTTGAGATTGATTATGCTGTAAGAGAGGCTGAGTCTTTAAAATATCCATTTGATGTTCAATTATATACTCATAGAAGTTTACAACCATTAGATAAAGTTGAGTTTGATCCTAATAAAGATCAATTAGATATGTTTGATGAGGAATGTGAAGGTATTTGTGGCATCTAAAAAAAAGAAAAAAGATAAACATACTATTGATCTTGGTGGACAAGAATTAATTAGAGATGATAAAACAAATACATTTGTTAGAAAAGTTGATGGATCTAGGCTTAGACTGGTTGCTTATGGTAATGATAGACATTTAGAAAAAGAGCATAAATCAATATTAGATAACTATTATGCTAGGAACTTACTGGATATACATAACAGAGAACATAACAGTAAAAGATATTGGGCAGGGCAGAGATATGAACAGAAGTTTGAAGCAGCAGGAATAAGACAGAAACTAACATCTAGTTTAAAAGAGAACTTAGGTAATGGAACTACTGAAGAATATATGGTGGAGAGTCTAACAGCTTTATCTGATTTTAGGTTTATTGATAAAGAAATAGGTAATCACAGTAAGATCTTATGGTATGTAATTATACAAGGTAATCCTGCTAGAAAAAGAATGGATGAGTTAAGATCTGCACTTGATAAATTAATTGAGCTATTTGATATGTAATTTAATAAGTTATACAAAATAATTAAAAAAAAATACAAAAATGACAGAAAACAGCCATTTTATTATTCATTATTTATTTGCATTATATAACCTAAAAAGTTATAAATAATAGAACAATAAATAAGGAGCAAAAAATGAATACAATAAATATAAATACTTTTAATTCTGCTTTTGGAGATTATCCAACACTTTCAGTTGATGAAATATGGGAACTTAATCAAAAAAAAATTGAATTATTTCAAAAATATTATGTTGAATTAATGGATGAAGCTGATTTAATTTTTGATAATAGAAAAAAAATTAAAATTTATAATATGAATACAAGTTTTCAAAGCAAAAGAGATACATATAATTATAGTTGGAATGTAAGTCTTAGAACTTTTACTAAATTTTTTAATAGTATGAGAGAAACCTTTTATAAATATAAAGATTATGATCATTCGAGATTATATTCTCTTAATGAATTAAAAAAAGATTTAAGAAAAAGGTATGATTTTTTAATGGATTTACATGGTTTTACACCAAAACAATTAGAGGATATGGAAAAGTATCATGCTAAAGAAATTGAATCTGTTCAACATATTGTCAAAGCTGAAAAAGAAGCTAGAATAGTAAAATGAACAACTTAGAACTTAAAAATTTAATTAACAAGGTCGGATTATCTCAATCCGATCTTGCTCGTTTAATCTACGATACTGATACAATTAATCAATCTCAAAGAAATATTGTTAATAGATATATGAATGGTCATGTTAAAGTTCCTGCTTGGTTGCCAGTTCTTATAAGATTGTATGCAGCTTTAAATAAAATAAAGTTATATTAGTTCTATGTTTGTGTCTATTAACAAACGATTAGTAAATCTATAACAATATATATAATCACTTAAATTACGAGAATTTTTATAGCCATTTATTAGAATGGCTTTTTTTTATGCAAGAACAAGAACTATGGAAATCTTGTTTGTTGCTCGGATTAACTGATGCTCTCGGAAAATTTCAATGGCAAAGTAGATTGAATAGACAATATGAGATTGAAGCAAAAGAATGGATTGGGAGCAAAGACTTTTTCTTAGTATGTTCTTATGCAGATCTACAACCAGGTTATATTATCAAGATATTTAAAGATATAAAACAACACACGCATTATTTAACAGCAACAGACATACGATATTTATTATATGAAACAATTAATAGACGATCTTAACTGCTCAATGTTTATGGTCATTAATCCAGACACAAAGAAGCCAGAGATCATTATTCGCTTTAACAACTTCGAGTCCGAGCAGGAAGCTATGGACTTTGCACAGGCATTTAAGAAGGGTAACGAGATAGATCCATTTGCATTAACAAATGATACAACAGTTACAATACACTAATGAATGAAGTAACAGTAAAGAAGGGCAGACCATCTAAATATTCTAAAACAATCGTTAAGGATGTGCTGACACTCTTATCTCAAGGCATTGGCATTAAACACGCAACAATGCAATCTGGTATTACTTATCCTAGTTGGAGAGCATGGATGGATAAAGATGATAAGCTGCGAGATGCTTACTACAAAGCTAAAGAGGCAGGGATAGAAATGATTATCTCAAGTGTTGACGAGAAGATAGAGAATGCTTTAGAGAAAAAGAATATACCAATGGCAGAGGTTAAGTTACTAGAGATCTATTCAAAGAATATGCAATGGAAAGCAAGTAAACTATCTCCAAAGCAATATGGTACTGAGAAACAAACTTTAAGCATAACATCAGAGGATGATAAGAAGATAGAGATAAGTTGGGCTAGTGATTAAATATAGACGAATATAGGATGAAACTAGAGGTTAGTTAAGGTTTGGTATGGATAGGGATAGATAGAAAAGGTAGGGATTGAAACAAATGCTTACGAAATACACTATTTCTTTCCCACACTTCTCGTGTAAAAAATATATTTTTTTATTTAAAAATATCTAAAAAATTAAATAAATAAATAATTTATTATATTACCTAGTATATTAAGTGAGGAACTACTTGGTTTATTGCTGAACTGGTCAGATATTGGTCAGCTTCCAGGTATTTTTGATTTGGGATTATTAAATTATATTTTTAAGCACCCCATCGGCTTCGAGCAATTGCAATGGGGAGTCATTTCAACACAAAACAAACTTTCAATGGATTTTTTAAATGAGTAGAGCAGGAGTATATTTTCCCATAAGACCAGATGGATTTAAACCATCTCCTGCACCTTATTGGAACGAATTAAATAATGCTCAAGCCTTAGTAGGAATTGGTACAGCAGGATTATTAACCCAAGTACCAAACATCATTGATAACAGTAACAGTTTATTAGCAAAAGACTCTGCACAAGAAATTATTGATAACCATATTAACAAAGCAATTATTCCAACAGGAGAAGGCGTTATATACGCACCAGATCCACCAGAAGAAATAGATTTGGAAGAATGGAAAAAAAGAAACATTTTCTCAACTCCTATATACGAAGCTGATAAAGACGATTACACAACTGGAGGAAATCTACCAGAAATTGAGATACCTCAAACTACAGGTGGTGCTGTACCAGAAATTGAATTACCAACACATACTGGCAGTCCACCAGTAGAAGTAAATATACCAAATATTTTATATACTTTAAAAACTATTTATCATGGAACTGATAAAGATTTTGATGAGTTTGATATAGAACAATCATCGGATGGATCTATTTGGTTTACTGACGATAAAAAAGCAATAGAAGATAGAGAAGTAGGAGCTTCTGGTTTTGGTAGAATTATTGAAAGACAAATAGATGAAGGCAAATTAAAACTAGCCACATCAGATCAAAAAGATAAATATTTAGATGATCAGTTAATTCAACAAGGTTATGATGGTGTTAAGTTTGCAATAGAAGAAGGATATGAAAATAATAGTTATAGAATATTTTTTCCAGAAAAATTATTAGATGTATCATATAGATTAGAAAGTCCTTCGGAAGATAATGCAAGACTAGATGATTTAACACAAACATTTCCAGATGATATTTATTCATCAAATGCAATACGATATTATGGTAATCCTAATAATTTAGCTGATATTGAATCAAATGAAATAATACAAAAAGCTAGAGGTAATCCAGATATGGAAGTTACCATATACAGAGCAGTACCAAATGATGCTGACATTACTTCTATTAATGAAGGAGATTTTGTTACTTTAAGTAAAACCTATGCCGAAGAACATGGAGCAGGAGGTTATGGTGCAATGGGCAATGAAGCAGGTAAAATTTTAACAAAAAAAGTTAAAGTAAAAGATTTAGTTACAGGAGGTAATGACCTTAACGAATTTGGTTATTTTCCTCTTAGCCAGAAAATAAAATAAACCTTATGAAAAAAAAACCTAAAAAAAAAATATCTAAAGATCCTTTTGCAGAATTAGTAAAAGCCATGAATGAAAAGACACAGCTTCCAGAGTCTAGTGGTAGAGGTCAAGTTAAAGGAAGAGATGTAGCCAGTATGAAAGATTATTTAGAGCAAGAGAGTAAGGATGCTTGAAAATTGTCATACCTTATAAGCCAAGAGAACATCA